ATGTATTTAGGGTTAAGTTCTATCCCAACCCATTCTCTCGCTAATCGCTGAGCAATTAATGCTGTTGTACCGCTACCCATAAAAGGGTCAAGCACAACGTCTCCTTCTTTACTTCCAGCTTTGATGCATAATGCAGGTATGTCTTCGGGAAAGACAGCAAAATGTGCTTCTTTGAGTGATGCTGTGTTTAAACTCCAAACACTACCACGTCTTACATCTTTTACCTTTATTGCATCGGCATTAAAGTAATATTGTTTCTTCTTTGTAAACAAGAAAATATATTCGTGTGATTTAACACATCTATTGTTTACGGCTTCTGGCATAGGGTTTGGTTTATGCCAAATAATATCTTGCTTAAGATACCATCCACTTTTTTGCATTTCAATAGCAAACTTCCAAGGTACTCCTGATAGGTCTCCATCTTTTAAATATTCATGCTTTGGTGGAGCTTTTCTACTTTGCCTATACTCACTTCCAGTTTTGGAATTTGTTATACTATTTTTACTATCAAAATGACCACCCTTTGCTCCAAAGAATGTATCTCCAATGTTTACCCAAACAGTTCCATCGTCTTTTAAAACTCTTTTGATTTCGTGAAATAAACTAACAAGGTTTTGAACAAAAATATCTGGTGATGATTCTTGTCCTAACTGTCCATCATTATCATAATCTCTAAGTCCCCAATAAGGTGGAGACGTTACTACTGTTTGAATACTATCAGAAGATACTTCCTTAATCTTGGTTAACGCATCTCCTTGCAGTATCATTTTTAATCCCCTTCGCTTTTAACTCATCAACTCTTTTTTGAATGTTGTCAATTAGTTTTTGAGTTACTACTGTTTTATACTCCGTTACTTCTCCTATCATTCCTTTGTATCTCTTGATGTCGTCTTCGTACCATCCAATGATTCGTTCTCGGTCTGATTTGGCCTTGGATTCTCCCATGTATTCATCCTTTCGTTAATCCCTTCAAGAATAGCTGCGGAAACCTCATCCATTTTAACTTCGTTAACTCTGAACATGGCTGTCTTATCTTGAACAGGTAAAGCTTGCATAGGCTCGTTTTTAAAGAAGATACCCCATTGCTTTTTCTCTAATATTTCACATACAAGCTCTGCTATTTTTATTGTCATCTCGTCCCACCTCCTCTCTTTATCTCTTTCTTCATGCAAAGTGCTTTCATGTATAACTGCTTGATATTCATTTAGAAACCTCTTGTCGTCCGTTGTCAAGAACGTCATTGTTAGCTCTGTCTTTAAGTATCCTTTCAGTTTTTTCATGTAAGAACTTTGTGAATTCTTCTTTTTCTTTTTTCCATTCATGATATGTCTCTGTAATATATTCTACGTTATTTATTCTCATTCTTAGGTTTTCTACCATTAGAATCGCTTGATTTATTACTTTTTCCATTTCCTTTATTGTTGGCTTTCTTGGTTTCTTTTTTGTCACCTATATTCTCCGTTTCTGCACCAACCTCTTCAACAAGGTTAATATGCTTTGTTTTTGTTGATTTTTCATCAAACTCATCTAATTTTGACACCATACCTCTTACTTGATTTTCAAGTCTTTCGACTTTAATCTTTAAAGCACTAATGTCGTTTTCCATATCTATTGCTCTACCCATTATTACTCTCCTTCGTTAATAATTTCTTCAGTTTTCACATCTTGAACTTCCTTAGTAGCAGATTCTTTTTCACAAGCAACTGCTAATAACGCTAACATCATAATGATTACTTTCATCTCTTTCTCCTTTTGTTAATTATATGGGTATGTGCTCCCTGTTACTATTTAATATATTCGTGCGAAGCATCTGCTCACCGATGCCGTGCCAGTTTTTATACTGCAACTTGAAGCCAGTTAATAGTCATCGCTTGTAACAAGTCATACCCATATAAATTTGTTAAATAAAGAAGAGAACCTTTGCTGGTTAACGAATGTTGGGTTTTTATAGCCGTCAAAACTCTTCCTTATTATAGTTATCTTTTAATGTGTCTATAAATTGTTGCTCTTGAGACACCAAACCAATTTACCATTTTTCTTGGTTTAACTCCAAGTCTATAAAGCACATTTATAAGCACTCTTCTTGCTGGTCTTACTTTAAAACGGGATTTCATCCTTTGCTCCTGTCTTTATTGTTTTCTTAGTTCCACCTTCCCATTTCTTGCAGAACTTAGATTCATAGTATTGTCTTGTTTCACCTTGTTTGTTCTTCCATGCCTTACCAAGCGCAACAAAAGCTTTAACAGGTTGACCAAGCATATCTTCGGCAGATAAACTTGGAAGAAGTTGAACATCAATGTCTTTCCCATCGATTGTCTTTGTTTCTTTTTTGCATTCAACACCAATAGTTTCGCAAAACTTTAAGTAGTGAGCGTTGCCTTCAGAATTAGACTTAAAAGTATCTCCTTCTTTAGGCTCAAGGAATCTCCAAAGCTTACCAAAGAATTTCTTACCAACATAAACATTTCCTTTAGTTGCTTTTTTATCTCCATTAATGTCAGAATAAACAAAATCTAAATCTTTGTTTTCATCTGCAACAATCAAAGTATAACTATATAACCTTGCTTTAAACTCACCACCTTTAACATCAAGTGTTTTTGAACTAACCTCTGTAATGTGACAAAGGTATTCACCTTCAGTTAATGGTGTGAACTCTTTCTTTTCGCCTTTAGTGTAAAAGCTTTGTTCTTTTGTTATGTCGTTAAACATATCATTTACGTCTGCCATTATTTTTTCCCTTTCTCTTTTATCATGTTTTGTATCTTTTCGATAACAGCTTCATAGTTATGTGCATTAAGCTCCATGCTTTTAGATTTATATCTTAAATCATCAACAAACTTCTTGCCTAAAGGTTTTGCTAAATCAAAAAGATTTTTTTCTTCATCAGGTGTTAATGCATCGGGTTCTGGTAAGTCTTCACCTGCAAATATATAAAGACCTAAACCATGAAGAGCAATGCATTTTGCTAATGCTCTCTGTAAGCTTGTGTTTATTTGAAATGCATTAGGTTCTTTGATGGCTTGATTTCTATTATCTAATACTGGATGTATTTGTGATAAAGAAACACCATCTACCTCAACCCACACATCAACAAAGTATCCACAAGCAGTTTGAAAGAATGGCGAACCATCTTCCGCTTTTGTAACACCCCACCTTGCAGTTGGACAAACCTTCTTAAGTTCTTGAACTGCATAAGCCCAAGACAAATAATTAAATTGTCCTTTCTTCTCTGTGTATTTACTTACATCAGTCTTGAAGAGCTTCATGAATGTGTTATCTTGTGTTGTTTTACTCATATTCACTCCTTTCGTTTCGTTTCCATTTATTTAATTTTATGTGCTTTATTTATTACTAAATCAAGAAAATGATACAGTCTTTCTAATTGACTTATTGGAATTTCTTCACATAATACTTTTTCTCCATCTCCAAAAGTATCATCTTTTCCCATACCTTTATCTAGGTATAAACTGAATGTAGAAAAACAATTATCTTCTTTATTGCTATCAATAAAAGATATAATTTCTAAATCTAAATGTGAATGAGGATACGCAGTTTCTCCTTGAGGTTGATATAAATCAATAGAGAACTCATAGTTATTATAATAATTTCTTCTAAGCTCTGTCCTACATTTATCGCATTTCATTGCAGTCCTCCTTATTTTAAATTAAAACTCATACCCAAAGTTTATCCTAATCATAAGCCTATTCCTTAAAGACGGCCATTGACTTCCATTTGTCCATTTTTTTGCTGTTGTATGCGTAACACTACACTTATCAGCTATATCTTGAACACTTATTTTATTATCCAAAACAAAATCTCTAAAGGAAACATCCTTCTTATTTCTTTGCTCCACAAATCTTGATTTCTTGTGCATCTTTTTCATTTCGTAATAATATTTTTTCCATCTGTTCATACCATTCTCTACGTTGGTGGATTACAATGAATTCTAAATTGACAATAGTTACACTGCCATTTCTGAACAGGTGAAACTCCAACTCTAAAATCAGGTAATCCTTGTTTGTGTTCATCTTTAATGTTTCTCCAAAAGAGATATGCTCTTGATACATAAGTAAGAGGAACTTCAACAGCCCTCATATCTGAATTATCTTTATTGTAGTAATACAAATACATACCATCTAGTTGTCCAAACATTTCTTTTATTGCATATCCATACGTACCAAGTTGTAGTTCATAATGAATTGAAGGGTTGAACTGTTTAGTTCTACCAAACTTCATCTTCCAAGACCAACCACCACAAGTTTTTAAATCATATAGATAAACTTTTTTATTATCAGATTCTTTTTGTTTTGCAACAATATCATAAAATCCTCTAACATTTAATTCTTCTATTTTTACTTCACCTTCAACATCAAATTCAAGTTCTTTTTCTTTATTTTTATTTTCTTTTTCTGTATTAGTACTATCTATATATTTACTATTATTATTAGTACTATTAAGAGTGCGCACACGCGTAAGAGAATCTTGAATATCCTCGTGTACAACATTTCCAAGTCTTAACAACCTTTTTGTTTTAGAATCAATTGGGTTTGTTGGTTCAACTTTTTCTACAGATTCAAAATAAAGTTTCCTTGAACAAGAGCCTGCTCCACTTGCATGATACCAATGCTCATTCCCTTCATATCTGTTAAGCCTGTTTTCTTCTTGCTTAACATCGATGTAATCTTTATAGATTCCTTCAATATCTATAGGACTTACACTTTTCATTTAGATACGTTTTCTGCATATTCGTTTATAAAATTCCTTAAACATTCTGCTGCTGAATTGTACCCATTGATTAAGCATCTGCCTCTAAATGCTTTCCATTTTTCTCGGTCTATATCTTTTATAAGATATGTTGTCTTATCACTCATTTGTATATCCTCTCTATAGTTGTATATAGTATAATTAATATAGTATAATTATTATAATATATCAAGCACTATATTGTTATTTTCTCATCTTTTTTATCATTTCTTTTTTCATGTCTCGCCAATCATCTCTGCTAATTTTTCCATGAGATTCTTCCCAGAGCTTTAGCACAATAGATTTTATTACATTAATCTCTGCGAGGATGTCTTCACGGCCATTCATCAGTCTTTGCCTATTATTTGAGATTCGAAGTTTTTGATTAGATTTTCCTTTACCTTTAGTTGACCCTTAAGTTCTTCAATTTCTTCCATTAAAAGGGCAATTTCGCGCAAATAAATACCATTCTTATCATCTTCACTCATTTTTTTAATCATTTCTTTTACAATGTCCATTATATCCTTTCTTTTTTATGCATGGGTAAAGATTGCTGTTCTCTACCCACACATTTTGGTTGTTGTTTTTTAGTCTTGAACTTCATCAGAAGTTGTCTCAACGTCTCTCTGGTTTATTATATTCAAAGAATCAATAAGACTTGCAACCTCTCTTTCAAAAAGATGCACTTCTACTCTATACTTAGTTATTTCAGATAAAAATCTCGTATTCTTAACTGAGTTCCAAGTACACCATACCGTTAACATAATTATTAAACAGTAAAGCGTGTTGATATGTTTGTTCATACTATCTCCTATTTTGTTTCATTTGGTTGTTCACAGCTACTAAAAGTGGTTCCAGCATCACCTAATCCATCTCCATCTCTATCTGCATACCATAGTAAAGCTCCATCTCCTCCGCATATGCCACACTCATCTCTGTCGTTAGTTGCACAATAATCATCAAGGTCGTTTGAATTTAATACCCATCCGTTTGAAGATGCAACATTTTCTACAACTTTATTTTCTTCTGCGTAGTTAGTTGAATATACTTCACCTCTCCAAAGAAAGGCATCATCAGCTCCATACTCTTTTCTTGCTTCAGCAAAAGCCTCTTTAAATGACTTTGTTTTGGTTTCTTCTTCTTGATTGCTTTGTTCAAGCCTTGCAATCATTTGTTCTACTTTGACATCAATTCTTTCTTGATTATCAGAGTATCTGTTTATCTTGCTACTATTCATTGTAAGCCATATTGTTGTCATTGCTAATATAGCCCATACTGCTTTCATCTGCGTTTTCATCTCTATCTCCTTTTTATTTTATTCTGTGAATACTTCTACTATCAATAATATTAAAACTGCTACAGCTATCCATCCCATCATTACCAACCTCCTGCGTAATACTGCTCTTGAGACATGCCGTTATATTCCCACACTTTTATAGAGTGTTGCAATACATAGCTCATATCGTCAAGGTTTGGTAAGTCTTGATGTGTGTATCCAAGTTCTGTTCCACCATCATCAAGAAAGTCTTGTGCATAATTAAATAGTTTGCTCATTTTTCCTCCTTATATTCTGTTATGTGTATTGGGTGTGTCATATCATAGCATTTTTCACACCAATATTGTTCATCATCTACATCCGTGTCGTATTTGTAGTATGTATCTCCATCTATTGATATGTAGCTATTGACATCAACCCATATTTTTTCAGTTACCTTATCAGAGCCACAAGCATCGCATACAATAATATCTTGTTCTCGTAGTCTTTTAAGGTCTTTCTTCATTTGCTTTGTTAACATTAGCATATTTCAAACCCTCCACTTTCAATGCAAAACAATGCAAAAGATTCAACGTTATCAACATCAAATGGGTAGTGTTTATTGAAGTTGGTAGTTTTACCTGTTCCGTTGCAACGAGTGCAATCCTTCATTTTATTATTGCCTCTATTGTTTCCATTACAAAATGTGCATATATCATCTGGTAAATCGTAAAGGTATTGCTCGTATGATGCTTGGTATTGTATTGTTTTACCGCTTGCAATTTCATCCATAAGAATGTTTCCGAGTTTCTTCGCATCTATATCATTAAGCCCTGCTCCTTCATTGCCATGGCCTCTATCAAACAAATCATCATTGATAATCTCAGGAGCAACTGTATAACAGTAGTTCCACAAAGGCCTCCACCACCAACAATTATTTCTAAAATAAACACCTGGATTTGATTTCTCCCATTTATTCTTTTCTTCCCAATATTTATTTTGCAGTGATTCGTCTTTGTCAAACTCCTTCCATCTGTCTGAAAAATCCATTGCATCATATTTTTTCATTGTTGGAAAATCATCGATATTTTTATTCTGTTTTGGATTTAATCCGTGTACGTCCATTCCCATTTGTTTCTCCTTTATGTTTATATCTCTTCTTCGAGATGTTCCATTAACTCTTCCCAGCACAGAAAACACATCCCATCATAAGATGTGTCTTCTGATTCTTTGCATCCGTAACATTTGTTATCCATTTATCCTCCTAACCTTGATATATGTCAAACAATCTTTCAGCTTCTTCTTTACCAAAACGTTCATCAACTACATTACAGATTATTCCAATCATATTGTGTCCATATGGTGTTCCCATAAGTTCATCACACTCGTTTTCAAGTTCATCTAGTGTTGCTGTTTTTAGGTTTATTTTACTTCTTCTCATTTGTTTCTCCTTTTGTTATGTTATTTGCTAATCTTTCTCTGTTGTTTTCGCTTAAACCTGCAATCCACCTTATAAAGTTTGATTGCATATCTCTAAACTTACCTTTTAGATAATCATCTGACCTAATAAATGCTGTGCCTGTTGCTCCATATGCTTCTTTTGCAAACTTCTCAAGGTCTGTATCAACTGACCATCTCACTAAATTGTCTATGTCTTTACTTGTCATCTTCTTCCTCCTTTTCTGCTATATGTTCGTGTAATCCTTTACAGATTTCCTCATATATATTCATCTGTATCATCTTATATGGCTCACACTCTCTTCCACAATCTGGAATGTCTTGCATTAAATGAAAGTTGTTCGCTGCATATAAAGCAATATCATAATAATATATCGGCACAGTTTGGTCTGCAATTTCATGCACCATGTCATCTACATCATATAACCCTGCTTGTATGTTATCCCAATCACAGTCAAGTGTATCACAAGCATCAATGATTAAGTCTTTGAGTTTATATGTTTTTTTATCAGTCATCACGCCTCCTTTGTTCTTTTATGATAGCCACTTGTTCTTGGCAGAAACATATCATCAAATGTTCCATTTATATCGTGTGCTATTGTTGGTGTTATTTTGTTCTCCATATCATTCTTTTTGCAGAATTTTATGAAAGCCTCAATATCTTTAACTCCAAACTGCTTAACATAGCTATTTGCAATCCAAGTTTTCTGTAGGTCGCCATCAAACTCCCAATGACTTAAATACTTACTCATTATCTTTTTCAGTTTTTTTGATTCTTCCCTCATTATGCCTCCTTTGTTATCATTGAAAATGGAACATTCCATCTTCTATCATCAATAATTACAACTGCTCTTGTTCTGTTGATTTTTTGGATTACTCCATACTCAACTTTTGAGTTGCTTGTTATTTTTACTTTATCATCAACAGCAAGTTTATACTTTGTCTTGTTCCCAAGATATTCGCGTCTGTCTTTGATAAATTGCTGTATTACTCGCAAATCTCTTATGTCTTCTATTTTGTTTATTCTGTCTTGTATGTCATCTAAATACATAGTATTCTCCTTTTTGTTTTATTCATCTGGTTCCATCCTTTCTCCAGCATATGCTGGGTCATAATATTCATCTTTTCTATATGGATAATTATCTTTATAGCAATCATCACAATACAAGCCTGTATATATTCCATAAGCATCTGCTCTTGCCCACTTATGATAAACGACAGATGGTATGCTAAAATCTTTGCCCATAAACTCAATTAAACTTCTTGAAGCCTCAACATTTCCTTCTTCGTTGTGAAAGAAATCAGTATCGTCTTTTTTACAACCTCTACAGTGATATAAATAGTCTTTATCCATATATTACCTGCCCAAAGCAAGCAGTTTGCACTACTATATCTGCATCACAAGCATCATATGTTTCATTTAGTA